CACACAAAGACGCCTCGACGCTCCACCATTACAGTGGCGCTGATGCCGGGACAGGCCCAACCTCCCGCAGAAGCGAAAGGCAGCCAGAGGTGCGCACACGTACGCTCTTACCTGGGCCACAGATCCAAGCCACCCGCAGGGTCTACGCGCGGATCGCAATGTGCAAGGTACGAGAAGGGGGAATCTTGCGTACCCGGAGCGGAGTATCCGGAGACCCCCGCCGAGCCCCAAAGGAGGCCCCGATTCCTTTCTTCCGTCACACGCCCGACCAGCTCACATCCGGTCTAACCACAACCAAGGTTTCGCCGCCGTTAACCACAACTGACGCGGTACATCAGGGGTCTCGAGGAAGCAGCAAAGTGAGCACCAAACGGAATGGTGCCGTCCTCGAGAGTGTCAACAACCCAGTCCACCGCCCACTGCTGCGTCTACGATCAGACGAAGCCGTTAGGCCAAAGGACGAAGCCGTTGACTTGCACTCCTCGAAGGAGTGCCGGGGGGGGAGGGATGGAGTTGGAGTGCACCACGCGGTACCTACGAACCAGTGACCGGTGGTCGTCTTCCCAAAGGGAGTTAGGTGGGAGATCAACGAATGGCAGGCCATTCATCTCCCACCAGCGGAACACAGGGGCAAACCATCGCCAGGCCCACTCTCCACGAATGGAGACGTGGCCCCGAGGGGCCACGGAGCGGGTCCTGCACCGGCGACACCCACAAAGTTCCACCTCTTTGGGAACACACTTCACACCTCGGACTAACCGAACACCGAGGTCGATACACTCCTTGGAGACCCGATCAAAGAGGGGCCGAAGCCCAAGAGGAGGGGCGAGAGTGGTGGTGACGACCGGCCACGACCTGTCAAGAACAGGGAGGCCGGTACATGATCGGGTCACCGTAATTTCATCCCGAATGGGTCGGAGCGCTTGCCGGAACCAGCGCTCCGAGAGGAGTACGGACCTGAGGCGGTACGGGACTGAACCCAGGCACACGCCCTTCCAGACGATGTCATTCCTCACGGAAAGAATCGCGAGACGAAGGGTACCTGGGGACAGACACCGAAGCCCGTCCCAGATCCGAGAGAGAACGCAGGAGTCGGACTTATCGTAGAAAAGGCCCGAGAAGACTGGCTTCCGGAGAGCCCTGACCTTTCGGCCAGGGCCCTCACAATGGAAGGATCGCGAGTTTAACTCCAAAAAGGAGCTAGAGATTCCGGTCTTCTTCTCGTTCACGACAAGACCGAAAGTCGACGTAATGCACCGCCAAGAGCGGTACATTCCGGTACTGCCTGCAAAGGCAATATCGTCGCCGTTGATCAGCACGGCCCGACGTCGACACTCCCTGTCCTGAACCCTTTTGTTCGCCAGACCCCAAC